GCATTTGTAATACCTGAAGCTTTAACTCTTAAAGCGTCTGAAGCAACTTCGATTGAACTGTCATCTACTGCAACATCAATTTGGTTACCAGTTTTAGTTAATGCGTCACCAGCACTAATTTGACCTGCACCAGAGAATTGAGCAAATGTAATTGATGTAGAACCAAAAGTTGGTGTACCGTTATGAGTTGCAACATAACCGTTATCTGCGTTTGCTGTACCTTGTTCTACGAAGAAGAAAGTACCACCTGTTAATTCAGCAGCTGTGTCTGCGTCTGGACTTCTTGTTAATACGAAAGCCGCTGAAGCACCACCTGTCGCTGTTACTTTATAGATACCGTTTTGTACTGCACTAGCTTGGTCTTTAACAAGAACTCTATCATTTACTGATACTGTAACGCCATCAACTGATAATGCACCGTTAGCGTCAGCAGTTAAAGTACCGTTACCATTATTGTAAGTACAAGCCGCTAATGCAGCTGCCGTTGCAACTTGACATGATTCTTTTACATCAAGTCCGTTTGCAACACTATCCACATATGCTTTTGTAGCAGCGTCTTGGTCGCCTGTCGGGTCAGTAACACTTGTAATTCTGCTAGAGTTTACATCTACTGTACCAGAACCGTTAGGGTCTAAAACAATGTTACCGTTTGAATCTGTAGATGAGATAGTATTACCATTTGTTCTAATGTTATCTACATCTAATTGAGTTACACCTGCAATCGCTGTTGTAGTTGCACCCAAAGTTAATGTAGATGAACCTAAAGTTATTGTAGAGTTTGATAATGAACTGTTTGCAATGTTTGTAAGTGTGTTATCAGGACCATTAATTGTTTTATTTGTTAATGTTTGTGTAGCAGCTAGACCAGCAAAACTTTCTGATTGTAAAGCAGTATTAAATTCTGCTAAACTACCTGTTAATGTATTATTTGCTAAGTCAATTGATTTATTCGTAAGTGTATCAGTTGTCGCTTTACCTACAAGTGTGTCTGTAGCCGCTGGCAAAGTAACTGTAACATTACCTGAATATGCCGAGTGAGCTGCTGATTGTAACGCTGTGTAGTGTGCGTTAGAACTTTCACAATAAAATCTTACTGCTGATTGAGAACCATCATTTTTAATTGATATTAAACCAGTTGAGAAATCAATTCTGTCATTACCACCAATTTTAAAATTAATTGTATCGTCTGTATCAGATGTAATACTTGTGTCGCCGTCTGCGTCTAACTTTAACTCTGTGCCATTCATATCAAGACCGTTAAATACGGCATTGTCATCAAAGTCAATTGTTAGTGTGTCACCTGAAAGTGAAGTCGCAAGACCTGTACCACCTGTAATTTTTAAAGTTTCAGTTAAAAGGTTAATAGTAGTTGATGTGGAACTTTCATCAACAAGGGTTAGTGAAGTTGCTGGAGCGGCAAATGATAACCCACCTGAACCGTCAGTTGTAAGCACATGACCATTTGAACCGTCTGTACCTGGTAATGTCATTGCAAAGTTACTTGCTACACTATTTGGAGCTTTTAGTGAAACAAAGTTAGAACCGTTATTTGTTCCTTCATTAAATTTTATCGTACCACCTACTGTGGCTGAATTACCTACATTTAAAGTATCTATTGCTGAATTTGAGTCTGCTGTTAAGGCTGAACTCGCCGTTAATGTACCATCTACATGGTCTAATTTATCTGCGAAATATTGACCGCCAATGACTGTAATATTATTAGCGTCACCGTTACCATCTACGCCACCTTCACCAATAAATAATCTGTCACCATTGTTACTTTGTGTACCTGTACCAAATGTATAAGCTAATTCACCTAATTTTAGCGTTGATGGAGCGGAAGTATTCGAACTTCGTTTTATCTGAATTACTGTTGACATTTATTGCTCCTAAAAATTGCCTCCGTTAAATACTAGTGTTCCTGAAGTAGTATCTAACTCGTTTCTTGTTTTAAATTTATCTGTCGAAGCGTCATATTGTAGTAGCGCTCCGTCATTTAGAGATGAAGAATCAACATCTGAAAGTCCTCTCAATCTATTGACATTCTGAATACTTACATTGGTACTTGGTACCTGTACTGAAACTTGTTGTGGACCGGATGATGTGGAAGAATTAATATTAGCTCTTACACCACCAGTCTGATTAATTCTAGCCTTAACCATTAGGTTCCTCTCTCTTTTGTAATATTTATAACGAAAAGACTCTAAAGATTAAACAATTATACTTTAGGATTGACGGTTATTACACCTTCAATCACTCTGGTGACTGTACTTGTTGAGGTTTGTGTGATATAGACATCATACACATATCTTGCTGGGGCGTCTAAAGCTGCTGTTTGACTATCTGTTAATGTCAACTCTACGACACCTGTTGTGGGGTCACTTGCTAATGCTGAGGTTATTGTAACAGTTGAATCTGCACCATAACTCTTAGCCATTTTGGCCTCTGTTGTATAACCTGTTAAGTCAACAACATCACCAGCTGAGTTGGTGACGGTTACATCTGAACTAAAAGAAGCGCCTTGGTCTATTCTAAGATTTGCTACTGCCGCCATTGAATTGTTTTATACCTTCTTGTATCTTGTTATTGTAATAACCAGTTAATACATCAATTTTTTCCAATTCAATTTCATGTCTGACTCTGGACTGTGCGATTTCTTGTCTTGCAGCTATTGTATTTCTTAACTCTAACGGCAATTTATCTAAGTTGTAGTCTTTTCCGTCAATAGATATAACATTTTGTGGTTCTTCAGCCATACTATAATTTCTTATTTTGTTTTTTAATTTGTGAGATTAGTTTTGCTTTGGTCAATCTCTTATCTAACTCTACACCAATTTTTCTACCAAGTTTTTCTAACTCAGCTTTTGTTTTCTTTTCCAAACCCTTTACATCAATCTTTTTAACTTCTTTTGTCAATACCAAAGGTTTTCTAGGAAATAAAAAATTTTGTATTTTCTTAAATATATTCATAACTTTTCCTCTATATGGTTATTTATAATGGAATGAAAGACACCTTTTGAGATTTTGCTTCTTCTAAGGTCAAATCAAAAGCTATTGTAATTCTTTCACTATCCCCTTCATATTTGTCTGTATAATGAGGTAAACTATTTTGAAATAGTGTCAACTTACCAGGTATATTTGGTGATTTCATGGCTAATGGTTCATTTATTTGATTCATAGGATTCATATAGTAAGTGCTTGTATCTTTAGCTTGAACGCAAAAATGACCTCCTAGGTAACAATGAGGACCAACAGAGTGTATGTGAGGTTTAATCTGTTGACCTTTTCTCATAACATTTGCCCAACATTGAATATAGACAGGTCTTAACATCCAGTTAGCTAATCCCAATTCTTTTAGAAAATCATTATAACTTTTTTTAATTTGATATTTTAATTTTAATAATTCAGGTTCTTTGTCTGAAAAATTAAATAGATTAAAATATTCGTAACGAGATGTAATACTATTAGAACCTAAACCTGTATATGCGTCAACTGTTTCATTCGATTTAGTTGATACTTTATACTTTTTTAATATTTCATCTTCTTCGCTTAAAATAAATTTTGCAATTTTTTTAGTATCTATATTTTTGATTATTGTTTCGCCTATTATATACTCATATTTTGGCGCAAAAGGAGTTAAAGCCGGTTCAGACCTTAAAACATTTAAAGTTATTGATTTATCTTTATCACATTCTAGTAAATTCGTATTATTCATAATCGTCAAATGTCTTAGCGTTAGCAGTATGACCTTTTTTATTTCTCTGAACTTTAGTTTTATCCATAGCTTGTTTAAAATTAAAAGATACTGAAACTCTATGACCATCTTTACCTTTTAAGTCGGATTGATTCATTTGAACTTCATGTAGTAACCAACCAGGAAACATTATTAGTCTGCCTTCAATAGGTTCATAATAAACTTCTCTAAGTTGACTAGCAGGTCTTTGTTTATCGTGTTGATATGCTGTCATTTCCATTGAAGTTTGAGGTCTAGGATCTGTAAACCATATATTACCTGATTTTTCTGGCGATTTAATATAGTAAACACCTGACCATTGAGCGCCTGGATGAGTATGATTTTTATTGTAAGCATATTTGTAATTAACATTTGCCCACATATTGTCCATCATAGGTGTTGTATCATCAGAGTAATTTAATCTCTGATATATTTCTTTTTGCATTTTAAATAATTCTGTTACGAGAGGCATAAATTCTTTTTTTTCGTGCATATTAACAGCACTATGCCAGCCTGTTGTATTAGACCTAACAATACCCTCATCTTCTTTTTTCCATTTGTAAATGTCTTTTAGAAGTTTTTTATTTAACTCTTTAGAATTAGGTAAATCTTTAAAGAAAATTAAAGTAGGGTACCAAGCTTCTTCATATAATTTTCCAACCTCAATCATGTATCACCTTTAAATTTTATTTAAATGTTGGACCGTGAATCCAACCAACAATAGCTAATCTTTTGCCTTTTTTAACTTTTGTAATTCTATGAGGTAAAAAAGACGGATAGATTATACAAACACCTTTTTGTCTAAAAGCTTCTGTATCAACTTTAGAACCAATAAATTCAATATCACCACCTTCATATTCATCACTATTAGACAATTGAATTGTAAAACTTAATTTACGGTGTGGTACTGTATTTCCAATATCAGTATGATAGTCATAATGACCACCTTTTTCATATTTCATAACCATTGGTGAATCATTATCCAAAAATCCTGCTAAATCAAATTTAAATCTAGCACCATTAGCTTGTTGTGCTAATTCTAAAACATTTGTTAATGGCCAACCTTTTTGATTTATAGGACAAACCTGTTGCTCAACATTTCTTAAAGTTTTATTAACAGTTTTATTTTCACCTTCAACTTCACCTGTTAACCACAATTCGTCAACTAGTTTGTCAGTAATTGCTCTACATTGTTCTGGTGTAAATATTTGAGCGTGTAGTATAGAACAAAATTGATTATTTGCTTTTATTTCTATACCTTTATTTTTATTTTCTGGCATTTTATACTCCTGCACTTTCAGTTCCAACTTTTATATTTTCATTTATTACGGCTTGCATATTAAAATGAATAAATCTAAATTTTTCTGTTCCTTTATAATGTATATATGAGTGTGGTAAATAAGAAGGAAATAAAATCACACTACCTGGTTGCACTTTGTATTTAATTGAATGTTGACCAGTTGTAATTTGTTTTTTATCAAGTAATGGCAAATCCATCATTAGTTTTCCTGGTCTAGGGTCGTGAAATATAGGGTAAGAAGTTTTTTCTGAACATTTTAAAAAATAGAATCCTGACACATGGTTGTTACCGTGTACATGATTTTCGTGGAAACCACCCTCTTTTGGAAACTCTTGCACCCATAATTCAGTAAGCAAAGGTACTCTATGTTTTAAATCATAACCAAATCTATTTAAATATAACCAAGATTCACTTAAAATAAACTTTGTAAAGTCTAAGAAGTCTTTTTCTAGCCATAAGTTTCCACTATGATAAGAATTTGGTTTAATTTTTTCTTTTGAATGTTTTTTAATTTCTTTTTGAATTAAAGGGTCGCATTTTTTATCTAAATGTAACCATCTATCATCAAAAAATTTTAGTATAGGTGAACAAAATATATTCTCAATTTTTTTATCCATTATTTAATCCTATCATAATATAAAATTTTGTCAAGCTTAGTTTAGTTATTCTTCTCTTGTATAATGAGAAGAATTTGGTAGTAAATTTGGACTAATTAAATTATCTCTATTAGCTCCCTTACCCGGAATGACTTTAGGTTTACTATCACCTTTACCAAAGTTATTTGTAACTCTAATTAATTCTTCAAAAATCTTTCTATTTCTGATGTTTTTTTTGTAATTAGATTCTTCAATTTCGTCTTTTGTAGGTTTTCTATTTAAAGGGATACCTCTAGGATTCATTTGAGGCATAACTTTGCCTTGTTCAGCAGCCTTTAACCATGTTCTCATATTTAAAGACCTTGATGGTTTATATTCTTGGTGCCATGCGCCTGTAAATTTATTTTGCACCATTTTTCCACCAGATTTTGTTGGTGCTTTTGGTCTTCTATACCACCATTCAGAAATAGCTTTTCTCATTTGAATAGCCTTTTTCATAAACTCTTTTGGATTATCTTTAAAGGCTTGATAATCTTTTACATTTTGTTGAGCCAATTCTCTCATAATATGTTCTCTACGCCAACGCCACTCTCTTTGGTCTTCGCCTTCTCTATAATCATGTTCAAATTGTTGTAAGTCAGCTAAAGTTTTTTCACCTTTAGCAACCTTATCTTTTAATTCTGCGTATGCGTGTAAATTGTGTACTTCCCATTCGTAATTTTTGGGAAGACCGTATTTCCAATTTGTAGGGATATCGTTTTTATTTGCCATTTCAGTTCCTAAATTATATTATTATTAATATAGTATTATGTATTATTTATGACCATTGTAAAGATACGCCATGTATCTTAACTCCGTTATTAGCCAATGGTAACTTCCATCTCATAGACTGGCCACTAGGTTGACCTGAAATTGTTGCCTGTCCTGTTAAA